ATGCTGGAACAAATGGGCATTGCCGCGAAGCAAGCCTCGTATAAATTAGCGCAACTCTCCAGCCGCGAAAAAAATCGCGTGCTGGAAAAAATCGCCGATGAACTGGAAGCACAAAGCGAAATCATCCTCAACGCTAACGCCCAGGATGTTGCTGACGCGCGAGCCAATGGCCTTAGCGAAGCGATGCTTGACCGTCTGGCACTGACGCCCGCACGGCTGAAAGGCATTGCCGACGATGTACGTCAGGTGTGCAACCTCGCCGATCCGGTGGGGCAGGTAATCGATGGCGGCGTACTGGACAGCGGCCTGCGTCTTGAGCGTCGTCGCGTACCGCTGGGGGTTATTGGCGTGATTTATGAAGCGCGCCCGAACGTGACGGTTGATGTCGCTTCGCTGTGCCTGAAAACCGGTAATGCGGTGATCCTGCGCGGTGGCAAAGAAACGTGTCGCACTAACGCTGCAACGGTGGCGGTGATTCAGGACGCCCTGAAATCCTGCGGCTTACCGGCGGGTGCCGTGCAGGCGATTGATAATCCTGACCGTGCGCTGGTCAGTGAAATGCTGCGTATGGATAAATACATCGACATGCTGATCCCGCGTGGTGGCGCTGGTTTGCATAAACTGTGCCGTGAACAGTCGACAATCCCGGTGATCACAGGTGGTATAGGCGTATGCCATATTTACGTTGATGAAAGTGTAGAGATCGCTGAAGCATTAAAAGTGATCGTCAACGCGAAAACTCAGCGTCCGAGCACATGTAATACGGTTGAAACGTTGCTGGTGAATAAAAACATCGCCGATAGCTTCCTGCCCGCATTAAGCAAACAAATGGCGGAAAGCGGCGTGACATTACACGCAGATGCAGCTGCACTGGCGCAGTTGCAGGCAGGCCCTGCGAAGGTGGTTGCTGTTAAAGCCGAAGAGTATGACGATGAGTTTCTGTCATTAGATTTGAACGTCAAAATCGTCAGCGATCTTGACGATGCCATCGCCCATATTCGTGAACACGGCACACAACACTCCGATGCGATCCTGACCCGCGATATGCGCAACGCCCAGCGTTTTGTTAACGAAGTGGATTCGTCCGCTGTTTACGTTAACGCCTCTACGCGTTTTACCGACGGCGGCCAGTTTGGTCTGGGTGCGGAAGTGGCGGTAAGCACACAAAAACTCCACGCGCGTGGCCCAATGGGGCTGGAAGCACTGACCACTTACAAGTGGATCGGCATTGGTGATTACACCATTCGTGCGTAAATAAAACCGGGTGATGCAAAAGTAGCCATTTGATTCACAAGGCCATTGACGCATCGCCCGGTTAGTTTTAACCTTGCCCACCGTGATTCACGTTCGTGAACATGTCCTTTCAGGGCCGATATAGCTCAGTTGGTAGAGCAGCGCATTCGTAATGCGAAGGTCGTAGGTTCGACTCCTATTATCGGCACCATTTAAATCAATAAGTTACACATCATTAGTACCTTCCTTATTTTTTGACTGGGACAAATTTGGGACCGATGGGTTCAGGATCGAGTCTATTTGCCGTGCGTGTTCGGTAAGGTGATTAGGTGCAAGGTGAGCATATCGACGAACCATTTCGATAGACTCCCAGCCTCCCATTTCCTGTAACACTGACAACGGGACTCCGGCTTGAACCAGCCAACTTGCCCAGGTGTGTCTCAAGTCGTGAAATCTGAAATCATCAATACCAGCCCGTCTCAGCGCCGCTTTCCAGGCTGTGTTTGCGTCATACCGCATCTTCCTTACTGTTGGCGCTTTCGTTCCGTCTGGTTTGGTACAGCTTTCCTTGTACACAAATACCCAACGGTGATGATTCCCGATTTGTTTTTTCAATACGCGACATGCAGTATCATTCAGCGCAACGCCAATTGCGCGGTTTGATTTACTCTCTTCCGGGTTTATCCATGCCACCCGGCGCTGCATATCTATTTGTTGCCATTCAAGGTTGATGATGTTCGAGCGTCTTAAGCCTGTTGCCAGTGCAAATTCAACAACAGACTTTAATGGCTCCGGACATTCATCAATCAGCCTTTGTGCTTCATGGGGCTCCAGCCAGCGGATCCGTTTATTCTTTGGTTGAGGCACTTTAATAATTGGTGCCTTATCCAGCATTTTCCATTCACGCTCTGCGGCTCTTAGTAGGGCCTTTATAAATGAAAGATGCGTAGCCTTCGTTGCAACGGACGCTGGTTTTGGCGTGTATTCTGGAACAGGTTTCCCTTTTTTTCTGCATGCTTCTGCCCTGAGTTTCCAGTTTTCCTCATGACGCCGGTTCGTCATTTTCTGCATTGCTGAATAAATTTTTGATTCAGTAATGTCTCTTAGTTGCATTCCTGCGAAATGTTGAAGCCAGAATCCGATCCGGCTTTTGTCATCGTCCAGTGATTTTTTATGTGCTTTCTCTTCAAGCCACCTGACACACGCTTCCTCGAACGTTATATCAGGTATTTCACCAAGTTTGCTGACCCGCCATGCTTCAGCCTTTAGCTTGTCATGGAGTTCTGTCGCCTGCCTTTTGTCCTTTGTTCCAAGAGACTGTTTAAATCTTTTACCGTTCGGCAATGTGAAACTGGCGTACCATATTTCACCTCTGCGGAAGAGTGACATTTTCTTTCCTCTGTTATGCCATCACCCGCGCTCACCTGGACAGTATGCAGCGGAGACTGAAGAGCCGCAATGCAGGCTTGTCGTGTTGTGAGGTAAGGAGATTTATTCTTAGTGGGATCTTTGCGTGTTGCCTGAAGACGCCCTGTGCGTATCCAGTTAATGGCAGTCGGTCTGGATATCTTGAGAAAATGACAGGCCTCATCGAGTGTGAGGCTGTATGGCTCCATTATTTCACCTCTTGCTGTGACATTGTTGAGAAATGGATACCAGCTCGTTGCTGCCAGACGATCCAACCGAGAGTCATATCCCATGCCATGTATTCGTTATCGCCGTTTTTTGCTCTCCGACGATCTACTAAGTCACCAAAACGCTTTTCCATGAATAATTCATAAGCTTCGCGTTCATCTGGTTCTACTTCCAGAGATAGGAGTGCGATTTCATAAGCACGGCGCTCAATATCGTCTCGCACGTCAAGGCTGCTGATACGCTCTTTAATTTCTTTAATCAGTTCTTTGTCGGTAAAAGTGGTCATTATGCTCCAGCCTCCGGTGCTTTTGGCATTACTGCCCAGTGAGTGATATTGACGTTTTCAAGGTCCCCGACCTGAAATGTCCACTGCCATTCTCCGGTTTCTTTTTGTCCCCAGGTGTACCAGAGAGAACGCCAGCCAATTAGCCAGCCTTCTCCGTTAGCATCGAATAACAAAACACTTTCATTTGCTGGTGGCAGTTCAGTTGACACTGGTATTACTTTGTTTTCCTGTGCTGCACATTTAGCTTCAAGCGCATCGAATTTACGCACCAGGTATTCAGCATCCGTTTCATTCACTTTCAGATCTCGCGGTACACATCTCCCACGAAGAAACCCTTCCATTTCGAAAACATTCATGCGCATTTGCGTAACTCCGATAATTCGTTAAAGCGTTCCATAAACATCCCGTAGGCATGGCCTGGAGCCAGTGGAATCACGTTGAACATCTCTGTTGCCGGGATACCTTCCAGCACAGGCCAGAAAGAGCCATCATCAAGCCCGAGATCGCGGCGTTCGGTTGCCAGCATAATGAGATCGGCATATTTCACTGGCGTGCTCATAACAGGAGGTAACCCGTATTTCTCACGGATTACGGCGTCTATTTTTTCTTCCATCCGTTTATAGTCAGGAAGAAGTCGTTTCAGTGGTGCGGGGATGTCCTGGCAATATGCTTCTGTTGCATCATGCATTAAAGCTTCAAAAGCAAATTCCTGCGGCACCAGCTGGCTGCAAAGCACCGCATGTTGGGCGACACTGTAGAAGTGTGAAAGATGTCCTGCAAAGCGACAGATATTTGAAAGGGAAACCGCGATATCGTTAATAACGATGTCGTCTTTATTTATCCTGTCATAATAAAAATGCTTCCCGGAAAAAGTTTTAATAAATGACATTTTGTTCTCCACGTATATGCGCTGCACCGCGCTGAATTCGGGTAAAAGGAAGCCCTCACCGTCCGGCGATTATTGAGTCAATTACATTTCCATAAATGCCCCCGTAGGGGCGGTTAGTTTCTCCACAAAACAGAGAAGAACACCTGCGGTGGCAGCCGCCCGGATGGATTGGGTTATGAGCCCGTCGTCCGGTGATGCTCTTCTCTGTTTTGTAAAAAGGACGGTACCAGCCGGAAGCAAGGGTACAAACTGGTACCGCCAGGACTACACACAGCATAAAGTTGTGGTGCCGGGTGCCTCCCGGTGCCTGGCGAAGGTTGCACACCAGGCGGGTGGGTATCCACAGAAGGTCGACTGTCAGCCTCAACCTTAACCCGCGTGCGCTGAGCCGCATTCACCACAACGCTAAGGATTCTCTCTGGTTGAAAATACTTAGCTGTTATGTGCCTGCTTTTAGCCACATCAGGCGAGGTGGACCTAGTTATTCCCCAACAACAAGGATTCGGTTAATCTGGTTATCCCCAACAACGCAAAAGGAAAAGAAATGTCCGGTAATATCTATACGCTGTACAAATCCCACTGTGAAAATGTTGGAAAGTATCGGGGCATTGAAATCAGTGGGGTAGTGTCATCAGTCGAAATAAGCAAAGTTGAATCAAGGGCAACATTACTTACTCTTTTGGACCTTGTCTTACATGAGCACCGGAAGAAATTCGGCACTCCCTATAATCAGTTGAATGGGAAAAAGGCTCTGGTTCACCTTATTCTGATGAAGCATCACTGGATGCCAAAACAGATTAATGAGATGAAATTTGATGAACTTCTTCTTTCAATTCAGGATGAACTCACACTTGATAAAATAAGCGTAACCGCCCAGAAATTTTTAGATTATCGAGACTGGAGATCACAAATTCATCACTTTGATGATTTTGACGAAAATGAATGGGATCCTAATTTGTCTGCACAATATCTAAAGTAACATCCTGTGATAAAACCGTGATTTCCTGATCCAGTTTTTTTAAGGAGTCTATTGTTTCCTGTCGATAAGACAGCACTTCACGAAGCTGGTTTATAGCTGCCAGCTTCTTTGTCATCCACTCATAAATTTCCTCATCTGTGTAGCCAGGCGCGACGATTTTGGGTTCTGTTTTGTGCATTTCACATCTCCTCAAGTTATCAGTTACTTGTTGATGGGGACCAGATTGTTAAAGAGCTAAGCGTCCTGTAGGGCGCTTTTTTGTTGCTAACGAATCATCCTGGACTTCATATGCCCCAGGCGGCTACTTCGTGGGCGTCCTGCCTGTTCGTTGTTTCGCTTGGGTACATTATGTATCTCGAAGGTACATTGTCAAGTATAAAAAAACCTGCCGAAGCAGGTTCATAAACATTGATTAGGCTTTGATTTTGTATCTTCTTGGTTTTCCTGAGAAAATCACTGTACCAATTATAGAGCAATTACCGTTGATCTTAATGTAAGGCTCAGGCCAGTTTGGGTTTAACGCTTTGAGATAACGCTGTGTCCCATCTTCTATCAACCTTTTGAAGGTGGTTTCGCCTGTATCGTGCATCAATGCAATAACGTCGTCACCGTGGCAGGCAGGTACTTCAGGATCGACAAAAATCATGTCTCCCGGGCGGTACTCATCAATCATTGAATCACCTATCACCCGCAAGATATAAGTCATTTCCCCACAGGGTACAGGGCAGGGATACGTTTCTGCTGTGCTCAAATCAACCTCAGAATATCCAACTTCTTTCCATGCTCCGGCCTGTACCCATGATATGACAGGGACTAATGTGATTTGTTTATTAGTGATTGAAACATCAGGTTTTTTTGTGATGTTCGTTGTCTGGTGTTCTTGATCGAGCCATCCGACAGGCAGGTCGAAACATTTTTCGATGTGTCGTGCCATGCTGTCACCGATATTTTTAGTAGCACCATCTCCCATAAACCTGCTGGTCTGGGTTGGCTCGCGATCAATCATAGTGGCAAAGGAAGAATTCCCGCCAACACCATCTCTCAGTTTTCTGGCGTTAGACCGCCGGATGTCATGGATTGTTTTCATAACGAAATTAAAACCCTTGTACCGTTAAGGTACAAGTATCTTGAAGGTTCATTTCAATCATGTAATATGTACACCGGAGGTACATATTGTATGAAAGCGTATTGGGACTCTTTAACCAAAGAACAGCAGGGCGAGTTGGCCGGAAAAGTTGGCTCAACACCTGGCTACTTACGGCTGGTTTTCAATGGCTATAAAAAAGCCAGTTTTGTGCTGGCTAAAAAACTTGAGCAATGCACGTCAGGTGCAATTACGAAATCTGACTTAAGACCGGATATCTATCCGAAAGATTAGCAGAACACTTTCAATTTTTAACCACAGAACGATGAGGCTAACCGTGGGTAAGCATCACTGGAAAATAGAAAAACAGCCTGAGTGGTACGTGAAAGCTGTCAGAAAAACTATCGCGGCGTTGCCGGGTGGTTACGCTGAAGCGGCTGACTGGCTCGATGTAACAGAAAACGCTTTATTCAACCGCCTTCGTGCAGATGGCGATCAGATTTTCCCGCTGGGATGGGCAATGGTTTTACAGCGTGCTGGTGGCACTCACTTCATTGCTGATGCTGTGGCGCAGTCTGCAAATGGCGTCTTTGTGTCTCTTCCTGACGTCGAGGATGTGGACAACGCCGATATCAACCAACGCCTGCTGGAAGTCATTGAACAGATCGGCAGTTATTCAAAACAGATTCGTTCAGCAATTGAAGACGGTGTAGTGGAACCGCATGAGAAGACAGCAATTAACGATGAGCTGTACCTCTCAATTTCGAAGCTGCAGGAGCATGCAGCACTGGTCTACAAAATCTTTTGCGTTTCAGAAAGTAGTGACGCCCGCGAGTGTGCAGCTCCGGGCGCCGTGGCGTGTCGTGACTGTGGAGAAACTAACGCATGAACAGTTTAACAACACACTACCGTCGCTCGCAACTGATTGCGCTTCCTATACCGGGTGGAAAAGCGAAGGTGGAGTATTGCTATGCAGTAAATGTACCAGGTGACAGGGAAATTGTAACCCACAGCTTTGCAGAGTGGGCTGTGGGTGATTTCAACCGGCAGAAGGAGACAGTCCTTTGCGACAAGTTAACCGCTGGTTCAAAGATCACTACGGAGTGCCCGTCAGAGTCATTCGTTGGGAGCCGGAAACACAACGGGTTATCTACCTCCGTGAAGGCTATGAGCATGAGTGCTTCAGCCCGCTCGAACAGTTTCGTTGTAAATTCAGGGAAATAGAGGTCGGTCATGAGCACTAAATTAACCGGCTATGTATGGGATGGTTGCGCTGCGTCAGGCATGAAATTATCCAGCGTGGCAATTATGGCCCGCCTGGCTGATTTCAGTAATGACGAAGGTGTGTGCTGGCCATCAATTGAAACCATTGCCCGTCAGATTGGCGCGGGGATGAGTACCGTCAGAACGGCTATCGCACGGCTGGAAGCAGAAGGCTGGTTAACGCGTAAGGCGCGTCGCCAGGGTAACCGCAATGCGTCGAATGTTTATCAGCTTAACGTTGCGAAGCTTCAGGCAGCGGCATTTTCTCAACTGTCAGATTCTGACCCGTCAAAATCTGACGCATCAAAATCTGACCCGTCAAAATTTGATGCGTCGAAATCTGGCAAAAAAGCGGGTTTTCACCCGTCAGAATCTGGCGGGGATCCGTCAGTAAAATCAAAACATGATCCGTCAGATAAAAAAACTTCTCGTCCGGACGCTTCGCAACCGGACACGCAGACGGCTGAACAGGAGTTTTTAACTCGCCATCCTGATGCGGTTGTATTCAGCCCTAAAAAGCGCCAGTGGGGAACGCAGGATGATTTGACCTGCGCACAGTGGCTCTGGAAAAAAATCATCGCCCTGTACGAGCAGGCCGCCGAATGTGACGGCGAGGTGGTTCGTCCCAAAGAACCGAACTGGACAGCCTGGGCAAACGAAATTCGCCTGATGTGTGTGCAGGATGGTCGTACTCATAAACAAATCTGCGAGATGTACAGCCGCGTCAGTCGCGATCCGTTCTGGTGCCGTAACGTGCTCAGCCCGTCGAAGCTGCGGGAAAAATGGGATGAGCTTTCCCTGCGCTTATCGCCGTCCGTCAGCACGTACACCGAAAAACGCGAAGACCCGTACTTCAAAGCCAGTTACGACAACGTGGACTACAGCCAGATCCCGGCAGGATTCAGGGGGTGAGCATGAGTCTTTTGAATGACGTTCAGAAATTCATTGAAGCCCATCCGGGCTGTACTTCCGGAGATATTGCGGATGCTTTTGCCGGTTACTCACGGCAGCGCGTTCTGCAGTCAGCAAGCAAGTTACGTCAGAGTGGGCGTGTGGCTCACCGTTGTGAAGGAGATACACGCAGACATTTCCCGCGCCTGACTGAGAGAGCGCAGGAACCGGAACCACAACCAGTTCGTGAAACCAGACCTGTGCGCAATTTCTATGTCGGCACTAACGATCCCCGTGTGATTTTGTGCCTGACCCGCCAGGCGGAAGAACTGGAGTCCAGGGGCTTATACCGTCGTGCTGCAACCGTGTGGATGGCGGCATTCCGTGAAAGCCACTCCCAGCCAGAACGAAACAATTTTCTGGCGCGTCGTGAGCGGTGCTTACGGAAAAGCAGCAAGCGCGCTGCATCGGGTGAAGAGTGGTATCTGTCAGGGAATTACGTGGGGGCTTAATGAGTAATAAATATTGCCAGGCGCTGGTGGAACTGCGGAACAAACCAGCCCATGAACTGAAGGAAGTGGGCGATCAGTGGCGCACGCCGGACAACATTTTCTGGGGAATTAACACCCTGTTTGGCCCGTTTGTTCTGGATCTGTTCACTGACGGTGATAACGCCAAATGTGCCGCGTATTACACGGCGGAAGACAACGCGCTGGCGCATTACTGGTCAGAACGTCTTGCGGAGCTTAAAGGTGCTGCCTTTGGTAATCCCCCGTACAGCCGCGCCAGTCAGCATGAGGGGCAATACATCACCGGCATGCGTTACATCATGAAACATGCCAGTGCCATGCGTGATAAGGGCGGGCGCTATGTTTTCCTGATCAAAGCTGCCACCAGCGAAGTGTGGTGGCCGGAAGATGCAGATCATATTGCTTTTATTCGCGGGCGTATTGGTTTTGAACTGCCTGTCTGGTTTATCCCGAAAGACGAGAAGCAGGTACCGACAGGAGCTTTTTTCGCTGGTGCTATTGCTGTTTTTGACAAGACCTGGAAGGGACCGGCAATCAGCTACATCGGGCGCGATGAACTTGAGGCATGTGGTGAGGCGTTTCTGGCGCAGGTTCGCCAGCAGGCGGAAAAACTGGTCAGGGAGATGGCGGCATGACGACGTTAACTCAATGCCAGCAGCAGGTGCTGGATATGCTGATTTCTTATCAGAAAGAACGTGGCTTCCCGCCAACCAATCAGGAGGTGGCAACCATGCTGGGATACCGTTCGGTGAATGCAGCGGTGGAGCATCTTCGCGCACTGGAGAAAAAAGGCGTCATCACGATAAAGCGTGGCGTGGCCCGGGGGATAACGCTTCATACCGCGGTGAAGGACGACGACAGCGAGGCGGTCGGGATTATCCGCGCACTGCTTGCCGGTGAGGAAAACGCAAGGCTGCGTGCAACCCACTGGTTACATGAGAGGGACCTGAAAGTATGAAGCTGATCCTGCCTTTTCCGCCCAGCGTGAACACGTACTGGCGACACCCCAACAAAGGGGCGTTTGCTGGTAAGAGCCTGATAAGCGCGGCGGGGCGAAAATTCCAGAGCGCGGCGTGCGCAGCAATAGTTGAGCAGTTACGTCGTCTGCCGAAACCAACGTCGGCACCTGCTTCAGTGGAGATCGTGTTGTTTCCTCCGGATAACCGGATCCGCGATCTGGACAACTATAACAAGGCGCTGTTTGACGCCCTGACCCACGCGGGTGTGTGGGAGGACGACAGTCAGGTGAAAAGAATGCTGGTGGAGTGGGGACCGGTTATCCCGGAAGGGAAGGTCGAGATCACTATCAGTAAGTACGAGAAAACGGCGGGTGCAGCCGCCTGATCAAGAGGAGAAACGAAGTATGAATAATCTGATGGTCATTGATGGTATTGAAGTTCGTCGTGATGCTTATGGTCGTTACAGCCTGAACGATCTGCACAGGGCTGCTGGTTCTCTGGATAAGCATAAGCCCGCATTCTGGCTCCGCAATGAGCAAACTGAACGCTTAATAAGCGAGTTGCAGATTTGCAACTCGGTCAATATAGCGCCAGTTAATGTCATTCGTGGTGGAAATAACCAGGGAACGTATGTCTGCAAGGAACTGGTGTATGCCTATGCAATGTGGATTAGCCCGTCATTCCATCTGAAGGTGATCCGTACTTTTGACATGGTAACCAGCATACCGGAAAAATTATCCGGGCAGGCTGCTGACAAGATGCAGGCTGGTGTGATTCTGCTGGACTTTATGCGTCGGGAGTTAAATCTGTCTAACTCATCTGTGCTTGGGGCCTGTCAGAAACTCCAGGAGGCTGTTGGCTTACCGAATTTGGCACCGCGCTATGCCATTGATGCTCCTGCTGATGCACTCGATGGCTCAAGCCGCCCTACGCTATCATTGAGTGCACTGCTGAAGCAGTATGGTATCCGCCTTACGGCTAATCAGGCATATCACCAGATGGTGAAGCTGGGGATCGTCGAGCAGCGCGAACGATACAGCCGTACCACGATTAACAACATCAAAAAATTCTGGTCGCTGACAGCGAAAGGCTGCATGTTCGGCAAGAACATCACCAGTCCCGCAAATCCGCGCGAGACGCAGCCGCATTTCTTCGAATCCCGATTCCCTGAGCTGTTAAAGCTGCTCGATATCGTTCATTGAGGTGACCGTGAGAGCACTACTGACCCCTGAAATTGCCCCGCGTATGGGGATCGTATTGTTCAGACCAGGTTCAGAGCTGATGCCCCTGTTTATGCAGGGGCGTGTCCTGCTGGAGCCTGAGCCGGAACGTTATTCATCTTTCGCCAGTGGTGCTGTTCCGGCGGCATCACAACCGCTGGCGGATGATCCTGCCGTTCGGGCCGTGTTCCGCAATGAGGCAGTGATCCGTCGTGCTGGTGGCGTGGAATGTCTTGAAAGCTGGTTACTTCGTGAAAAAGGCTGCCAGTGGCCTCATTCCGACTGGCACAGCGAGAACATGACCACAATGCGACACGCGCCGGGTGCAATCCGTCTGTGCTGGCACTGCGATAACCAGCTGCGCGATCAGTTCACGGAACGGCTGGAATCAATGGCAACGGATAACTGTGCCCGCTGGGTGTTGTCTGTTGTGCGTCGGGATCTCGGTTTTGATGACAGTCACGTTGTGACAATGCCGGAACTGTGCTGGTGGCTGGTTCGTAATGACCTGGCGGGAGCCTTGCCGGAAAGTGCAGCCCGTAAGGCACTGAGATTACCGAAGCCTGTTGTGCCGTCTGTCACCCGGGAAAGTGACCTTGTTCCTTCGGTTCCTGCCACCAGCATCATCCAGGATAAAGTGAAAAAGGTGCTGGCGCTGAAAGTGGATCCGGAGTCGCCGGAGTCTTTTATGTTACGCCCAAAACGTCGCCGCTGGGTTAACGAAAAGTATCTGGATTTTTTCAAAGGCGAGATAGGGAAAACCCATCTGGCTCAGGAGCTGTGGACGCAGATTGATAACGGTCAGCTTGCGCCTGACCTGGCTGAAATCAGGACATCCATTACGGATGTCAGCAATGAAATCACACAGACCGTCAATAAGAAACTGGAAGACCAGAGTGCAGCGATCCAGCAGATACAGAAGGTTCAGGTTGATACAAATAATAATCTGAACAGCATGTGGGCTGTGAAGCTGCAGCAGATGCAGGATGGACGCCTTTATATTGCGGGTATCGGTGCCGGTATTGAGAACACCCCTGACGGCATGCAGAGTCAGGTGCTGCTGGCGGCGGACAGGATTGCGATGGTTAATCCTGCGAATGGCAACACAAAACCGATGTTTGTTGGTCAGGGCGATCAGATATTCATGAACGACGTGTTCCTGAAACGCCTGACGGCCCCCACCATTACCAGCGGTGGAAATCCACCGGCATTTTCCCTGACACCGGACGGAAAGCTGACCGCTAAAAATGCGGATATCAGTGGCAGTGTGAATGCGAACGCCGGGACGCTCAACAATGTCACGGTAAATGAAAACTGTACGATTAAGGGCATGCTGGAGGCGACTCAGGTCAGAGGTGACTTCGTTAAAGCTGTATCCAAATCATTCCCGAAACAGGCTGGTACGTGGGGTAACACGGAAACACCAAACGGGACGGTTACAGTTACCATAAGCGATGATCATAACTTTGACCGTCAAATCATTATTCCGCCCATTATCTTTAACGGAATAGCGTATAGCGATCCGGGAAGTGGTAATAACCCGGGAGGTACAAGATACACGGGTTATGGTTTTGAAGTTCGCAAAAACGGTGTATTAATCGCATCCAGAGAAACTAAAGGGGCTATTCCCGGTAGCTACAGTGCGGTTATTGATATGCCGAGTGGCAGGGGAAGCGTCACTCTGGAGTTTAAGGTTTTCCATAAAGGCAATCAGTGGGCAGGTAATATCACCGACTGTACGGTGATTGTGACCAAAAAAGCCGCTTCCGGCATCAGTATTCGTTGAAATTGTTATAACCCATATAAGGGCACCAGAAATGGTGCCTTTTTTATTGCAGAAAAGCGAGAGGTAATTATGCGTAAACTTTATGCCGCCATTTTGTCCGCAGCCATTTGTCTGGCCGTATCCGGTGCGCCTGCATGGGCATCTGAACATCAGTCCACGCTGAGCGCGGGGTATCTTCATGCCTTGACGAACGTTCCCGGCAGCGATGATCTTAACGGGATTAACGTGAAATACCGTTATGAGTTTACGGACACACTGGGGCTGGTGACGTCATTCAGCTATGCAGGAGACAAGAATCGCCAGCTTACCCGTTACAGCGATACCCGCTGGCATGAAGATTCAGTGCGTAACCGCTGGTTCAGCGTGATGGCGGGGCCGTCTGTGCGCGTGAATGAATGGTTCAGCGCGTATGCGATGGCGGGTATGGCTTACAGCCGTGTTTCGACTTTCTCCGGGGATTATCTCCGCGTAACTGACAACAAGGGGAAAACGCACGACGTGCTGACCGGAAGTGATGACGGTCGCCACAGCAACACGTCTCTGGCGTGGGGGGCTGGCGTGCAGTTTAACCCGACCGAATCCGTGGCCATTGATATTGCTTATGAAGGCTCCGGCAGCGGTGACTGGCGTACCAACAGTTTCATCGTGGGTGTCGGTTATAAATTCTGATTAGCCAGGTAACACAGTGTTATGACAGCCCGCCGGTTCAGGCGGGCTTTTTTGTGGGGGGAATATGGCAGTAAAGATTTCAGGTGTACTGAAAGACGGCACAGGAAAACCGGTACAGAACTGCACAATCCAGCTGAAAGCAAAACGTAACAGCACCGCGGTGGTGGTGAACACGCTGGCCTCAGAAAATCCGGATGAAGCCGGGCGTTACAGCATGGACGTTGAGTACGGTCAGTACAGCGTTATTCTGTTGGTGGAAGGGTTCCCGCCGTCACATGCCGGGACCATCACCGTGTATGAAGATTCCCGACCCGGTACGCTGAATGATTTTCTCGGTGCCATGACGGAGGATGATGCCCGTCCGGAGGCTCTGCGCCGTTTTGAACTGATGGTGGAAGAGGTGGCGCGTAACGCGTCCGCGGTGGCACAGAACACGGCAGCCGCGAAGAAGTCAGCCGGCGATGCCGGCACATCTGCCCGTGAGGCGGCAACGAACGCGAAAGCGTCGGAAACCAGCGCAGAATCCTCAAAAACGGCTGCCGCATCGTCAGCCAGTTCGGCGGCGTCATCGGCATCATCGGCGTCTGCTTCAAAAGATGAGGCGACCAGACAAGCGTCAGCAGCGAAGAGCAGCGCCACGACGGCATCCACGAAGGCGACAGAGGCTGCTGGCAGTGCGACGGCGGCAGCTCAGAGCAAAAGTACGGCAGAATCCGCAGCAACGCGCGCCGAGACAGCAGCAAAACGGGCAGAGGATATTGCATCCGCCGTGGCGCTTGAGGATGCGAGCACGACGAAAAAGGGGATAGTACAGCTCAGTAGTGCGACTAACAGCACTTCCGAGTCACTGGCGGCAACACCAAAAGCCGTTAAGGCCGCGTATGACCTGGCTAACGGGAAATACACCGCACAGGATGCAACGACAGCACAGAAAGGGATAATCCAGCTAAGCAGCGCGACCAACAGCACGTCTGAAACGCTTGCCGCGACACCAAAGGCAGTAAAAGCAGCCAATGACAATGCTGAGAAACGTCTGCAGAAAGATCAGAACGGTGCGGATATCCCTGGCAAAGATACCTTTACGAAAAATATTGGTGCCTGCCGTGCCTTCGGTGGGTCAGTAAGCACAACAACAGGAAACTGGACGACTGCACAGTTTATCGAGTGGCTGGATTCTCAGGGAGCATTTAACCATCCATACTGGATGTGCAAGGGTTCCTGGTCTTATGGCAATAATAAAATCATTACTGATACTGACTGCGGTAATATTCATCTCGCCGGAGCTGTCATTGAAGTAATGGGGATAAAGTCAGCGATGACGATCCGCATTACCACACCGACCACCTCCACTGGTGGTGGAACAACTAACGCCCAGTTTACCTATATCAATCACGGAACAGATTATTCACCTGGCTGGCGAAGGGACTATAACTCCAGAAATAAGCCAACGGCATCAGAGATCGGGGCGTTACCGTCAGGTGGAACAGCAGTATCATCAGTTAATCTGGCTTCAAAAGGTCGGGTAACCGCGCTGACAGACAATACGCAGGGGGCAGCAGGTCTTGAGTTATACGAGGTGTATAACAACGGATATCCAACAGCGTATGGAAATATCATTCACCTGAAAGGGATGACAGCCGTTGGCGAAGGTGAGTTACTCATCGGCTGGAGTGGTACAAGCGGTGCTCATGCTCCGGCATTTATTCGTTCACGACGGGATACGACCGACGCAAACTGGTCGCCGTGGGCGCAGCTTTACACCTCGGCTCATCCTCCTGCAGAGTTTTATCCAGTCGGTGCACCAATCCCGTGGCCATCAGATACCGTTCCGTCTGGTTATGCCCTGATGCAGGGGCAGACTTTTGACAAATCTGCATACCCGAAACTTGCAGTTGCTTATCCGTCAGGCGTGATCCCTGATATGCGTGGCTGGACGATTAAGGGCAAGCCCGCCAGTGGTCGGGCCGTATTATCTCAGGAACAGGACGGCATTAAATCGCACACCCACAGCGCCAGCGCATCCAGTACGGATTTGGGGACGAAAACCACATCGTCGTTTGATTACGGAACCAAATCCACGAATAACACCGGGGCGCATACCCATAGTATTAGCGGGACCGCAAATAGTGCCGGTGCGCACCAACACAAGAGTTCCGGTGCATTTGGTGGCACGAACACGAGCATTTTCCCTAATGGTTATACCGCGATTTCAAATCTAAGCGCGGGGATTATGAGCACAACAAGCGGTAGTGGCCAGACTCGTAATGCAGGGAAGACATCATCAGATGGTGCTCATACCCACTCGCTGTCCGGCACTGCTGCAAGCGCAGGCGCACATGCACATACTGTCGGTATTGGTGCTCATACGCACTCCGTTGCGATTGGTTCACATGGACACACCATCACCGTTAACGCTGCTGGTAACGCGGAAAACACCGTCAAAAACATCGCATTTAACTATATTGTGAGGCTTGCATAATGGTATTCAGAATGAGTGAACAACCACGGACCATAACAATTTATAATCTGCTGGCCGGAACTAATGAATTTATTGGTGAAGGTGATGCATATATTCCGCCTCATACAGGTCTGCCAGCAAACAGTACCGATATTGCACCGCCAGATATTCCGGCAGGCTTCGTGGCTGTTTTCAACAGTGATGAGGCATCGTGGCATCTCGTTGAAGATCATCGGGGTAAAACGGTTTATGACGTGGCTTCCGGCGACGCGTTATTTATTTCTGAACTCGGTCCGTTACCGGAAAATGTTACCTGGTTATCGCCGGGAGGGGAATATCAGAAGTGGAACGGCACAGCCTGGGTGAAGGATACGGAAGCAGAAAAACTGTTCCGGATCCGGGAGGCGGAAGAAACAAAAAACAGCCTGATGCAGGTAGCCAGTGAGCATATAGCGCCGCTTCAGGATGCTGTAGATCTGGAGATCGCAACGGAGGAAGAAAACTCGTTGCTGGAAGCCTGGAAAAAGTATCGGGTGTTGCTGAACCGTGTTGATACATCAACTGCACCGGATATTGAGTGGCCTGCTGTCCCTGTTATGGAGTAATCGTTTTGTGATATGCCGCAGACACGTCGTATGCAGAAACGTGCTGCGGCTGGCTGGTGAACTTTCAATAGTGCGAGTATTGAATGATTTCCAGCTGTTATCGATTTTATGTGTTTTTTGCATGAGGGGATTTCCACCACCTCCCACCGACCATCTAAGACTTTATGCCACTGTCCCTAGGACTGCTATGTACTAGGAGCGGATGTTAAACTCAGACTCGTTTCAGCTACATTGCGTTTTGAATAATATTCCATCATAATAACTCTTTGAAAAATGTGATCTTTTCATTTATAACACTGATGACTTGCTTATCTCATTGGGATATCGGAGGAGAATACTTAACTATGACAAGCCCGATTATTATGACACTGGCTATATTATATAGATTGATATTAAAATGTAGGATTAGGTTCTTGCCAAGGTGTCAAGATTTACAGATAGGTTTAAAACCATATAAATATGTTTTACGGTGAGATACAATACATATTGTAAGGCATAAACGCTTGGTAAAATTTTAATTATTGGAAGAAGCTAATCATGGAACCCATATCAATTACAGTGGCAACTTATGTAGCAACTAAACTTATTGATCAATTCATCTCTCAAGAAGGATATGGTTGTATTAAGAAAGCATTATTCCCCCAAAAAAGATATGTGGATAGATTATATCAACTAATTGAAGAGACGGCAATTGAGTTTGAAGAAACATATCCAGTAGAAAGTGGAGCAATACCATTTTATCATTCCGAACCATTGTTTGAGATGTTGAATGAGCACATCTTTTTTAAAGAGTTCCCTGACAAAGAGATATTATTAGACAAGTTCAAAGAATATCCAAGTATCACTCCCCCAACTCAACAACAACTCAGCCTTTTTTATGAGATGTTATCATTAAAAATCAATAATTGTTCGAAGTTAAAAAAGCTACATATCGAAGAAACGTATAAAGAAAAAATATTCGATATTAATGAAGAGCTCATTCAAGTCAAACTTATTTTACGGTCTATAGATGAGAAACTAACTTTTCACTTAAGTGATGATTGGTTAAATGAAAAAAATAGTCAAGCAATAGCTGACTTGGGAGGTCGATACACACCCGAACTCAACGTAAAGCTAGAAATAGCAGAGATATTTGATGGCCTCGGTAGAACTAATGATTTTTCTAAAATATTTTATTCGCATATAGATAGCTTTCTGGTCGCTGGAAAGAAATTACATAGTTGCGATGTAATTTCCTCAGAATTATTTGAAATAAACCAGTCCTTAAAAGAAATTTCTGATATATATCAGGAGATTAATTTTTCTAAATTAGATGAAATCCCTATAAATAAATTTAATAACTATGTTTCTAGCTGCCAGACAGCTATTGGCGGAGCGGTATCAATATTGTGGGAACTCCGAGAAAAGTCAGAGCAAGTAGGTGAAACCAAGCATTACAGTGATAAGTATTCATCTACTCTGCGAATGCTTCGGGAATTTGACTATGCGTGCAATGAATTACGTATATTCATTAATTCAACAACAGTGAAGTTGGCTAACAACCCATTCTTACTTCTCGAAGGAAAAGCAGGAATTGGTAAGTCTCATTTACTGGCTGATGTGATTAAAAATCGAATTGCTTCTGGGTATCCTTCACTACTCATACTAGGGCAACAACTTACTTCAGATGAATCTCCATGGTCACAAATCTTCAAGAGATTACAGCTTAAAATCACTTCTCGTGAATTCCTAGAAAAACTGAATTTATATGGCAAAAAAACAGGAAAAAGAGTCTTAGTTTTTATTGATGCTATTAATGAAGGTAATGGAAATAAATTCTGGAATGACAATATTAACAGTTTTGTCGATGAAATCAGATGCTTTGAATGGCTTGGTCTGATAATGTCAGTCAGAACAACATATAGAAATGTAACAATTTCACATGAGAATGTTGTGCGAAATAATTTTGAAATTCATGAACATATTGGATTCCAGAACGTTGAGTTGGAAGCGGTTAGTCTATTTTATGATTATTACAATATTGAGAGGCCTTCATCTCCTAACCTTAATCCAGAGTTTAAAAATCCTCTATTTCTTAAGTTATTGTGTGAAGGCATTAAGAAAAATGGTTTAACCAAAGTGCCTGTTGGATTTAATGGGATTTCAAATATTTTTAACTTTTTAGTTGAAGGGGTAAATAAATCATTAGCATCGCCAAGAAAATATGCATTCGATCCCAGTTTTCCTCTTGTTAAAGATGCTCTCAATGAAATCATAAAATTCAAATTAGAGATTGGTCGTAATAGTATTTCACTTAAAGATGCTCACTCAGTGGTTCAATCTGTAGTTAATGATTATGTTGCTGATAAAACCTTCCTCAGCGCCTTGATTGACGAAGGATTATTGACTAAAGGCATAGTGAGAAATGATGATAATTCTACTGAGGAAGTAGTTTATGTGGCTTTTGAAAGGTTTGATGATCATTTAACTGTTAATTTTTTATTAAATGATGTTGAAAATATCGAAAGTGAATTTAAGCCTGATGGTCGTCTGAAAAAATATTTTCATGATGAATGTGATTTTTATATAAAATCGGGAATAGTAGAGGCGTTGTCTATTCAATTGCCAGAAAGGTATGAAAAAGAGCTTTATGAATTTCTGCCGGAGTTCAGCAATAATCTTAAATTACTAGAAGCCTTTATTGATAGCTTGATATGGCGCGATATTAAGGCTATTGATTTCGAAAAAATTAGACCTTTCATCAATGAACATGTTTTTAAATTTAAAGATAGTTTTGATCATTTCCTCGAGGCAGTGATCTCTATTTCAGGTTTAGTTGGCCATCCCTTTAATGCTAATTTCTTGCATGATTGGCTAAAAGATTATTCTTTGGCAAATCGAGATTCGTTTTGGACTACAGAACTTAAATATAAATATAGTGAAGACTCAGCATTTAGGCATCTAATCGATTGGGCATGGGCCAGAACAGATAAAAGCTTTGTTTCGGATGAGTCAATCGAGCTAGTTGCAACTAGTTTATGCTGGTTTTTAACTTCTAGTAACCGAGAACTTCGAGATTGCTCAACTAAGGCTTTAGTGAGTTTACTCGAGCCAAGAATTCCTGTATTGAGAAAAATAATTGATAAGTTTTATGGTGTAAATGATCCTTACGTTTGGGAAAGAATATTTGCAGTTGCATTAGGCTGTACATTGCGAACTGATAATATTAAAGAACTAAAATATTTAGCCGAAACTGTTTACCAAAAGGTATTTTGTTCTAAGTATGTGTATCCAAATATATTACTTAGAGATTATGCTAGAGAGATTATTGAATTTGCTAATCATCTTGGATTGGAACTTGAAAGCATTGAATTATCCAAGACTAGACCACCCTACAACAGCATTTGGCCTGACAAGATTCCTTCAAAAGAGGAACTAGAGTCCCTTTATGATAAAGAACCTTATCGGGAACTCTGGAGCTCTATTATGGAAGATGGTGACTTTTCACGATATACTATTGGAACAAATTATAATCATTCTGATTGGTCTGGTTGCAAGTTTAATGAAACCCCTGTTGACCGTAAGCAAGTTTTTAAAACTTTCAAATGTAAACTAACTGATCAACAAAAAGACTTGTATGATGCCACAGATCCTTTCATTTATGATGATAAATGCGAAGGAATTAAATTTGGTCGTGTGGTCGGTAGAAAATCACAGGAAGAAATAAAGGCGAGCAAGAAATTATTTAAGAATTCATTGTCATACGATCTGTTAAGTGAGTTTGAAAATGAAATAGAGCCATACCTGGATCATAATAATAATCTGCTGGAAACTGATAAACACTTTGATCTTCGACTAGCTCAACAATTTATATTCAATCGTGTTATAGAGCTTGGTTGGGATCCGGAGAAGCATGGTAATTTTGACCAACAAATAGGAACTGGACGTGGACGTAGAGAGGCATTCCAAGAACGGATTGGTAAAAAATACCAATGGATTGCTTATTATGAATACATGGCAAGGCTAGCCGATAATTTTACTCGTTTTGAAGGTTATGGTGACGAACGAAAGGAAAATCCATACCAAGGGCCATGGGAGCCTTACGTAAGAGATATAGATCCCACTATCTTACTTAAAGAAACTGGAACGAAAAAAATAAGCAATAAAGAAATGTGGTGGCTTAATGATGAAGTGTTTGATTGGACTTGCTCTAATGAAGACTGGGTTAAAAGTTCTACTACTATAACTAATTCATATGCTTTTATTGAAGTTAAAGATGATAATGGTGATGAATGGATAGTATTAGAAAGTCATCCATCATGGAAAGAACCAAAAATTATTGGAAACGATGATTGGGGGCACCCACGAAAAGAGGTTTGGTATCAGATCAGAAGTTATATCGTTAAAGTTGAAGAATTTGAAAATTTTAGATGTTGGGCAATAGCTCAAGACTTTATGGGCAGGTGGATGCCGGAATGTACTGATAGATACCAATTATTTAATAGGGAGTACTATTGGTCCGAAGCATTTAAGTCTTTTAAATCAGATTATTATGGTGGATCTGACTGGACTTCGGTAACAGACCGGGAGTCTGGAGCTAAGATAGCTGATGTTAGTGTCACTTCGATTAATTATTTGTGGGAAGAGGAGTTCGACAAATCAAAAATAGAAACTTTGAATTTTTTGAAGCCTAGTAACTTAATCTTTGAAAAGATGGGATTAAAAAGTGGGGAAGTAGAGGGTAGCTTCAATGATGAAAATGGAACTATGGTTTGCTTTGCAGCTGAAGCTGTATATGCTTCAAAGCCGCATCTACTTGTTAAAAAAGAACCATTTTTAACAATGTTAAGGGACAATGGTTTTGAAATCGTTTGGACATTATTAGGTGAAAAGGGCGTTATAGGGGGCTCACTCATATCAAGTCATCATTATGGTCGACAGGAGTTTAGTGGAGCATTTTATTATGAAGACAGTCAGCTAACAGGAAGTCATAAAACTAGCTTTACGAGATAAAAATGAATCTCAGAGCTGAATATATAAGTAGTATTAGAAACCGGGTTATACTTAAGAAATCAATCTTAAGTGTGGCAGTCGAATGGTAGCTAATATGCTAGCGGCGCTAATGCCTGTTTGTTGCTCATAACAGGCATTCACTTTAGTTATGGCAGAAAAGTATACATGCTGGGTTGGGAAAGTGTGAAAGAAAGGAAGATTGCTGCGCCGTTTGTCGTCACGTTTATCTTCATTGGCTATGCAAGTCGTAATAAAAGGTGGGACAAAACTGAGACACATAAAGCCTCGCAATGGCTTGCAAGGCTTTACATGTTTTGATGTGGTGGGACGTGTGAGCGCAGTGTTGATGGGGTAATGCTTTGAATTAGAAGCGGATTCTTATAATTCGTAATGCGAAGGTCGTAGGTTCGACTCCTATTATCGGCACCATCACCTAGTTTTCCCAAGTCAACCCACATCAACAAAATCATTTAAAAACATATATATTACGTTGTTTTCATACGTTTGAGGTCAACCCTTGTCTCTTGAAATCAACACGCGGTTGGGGGCACAATCAGGGGCATGTTCTGTTCGATCTAGGAAATGTGCCCCCAATGATGCTGAATGCCCGCAAGGTTGAAGCTGCGAAAGGAAAAGAGAAGAGCTACAAGCTGTTTGATGGAGGTGGCCTATACCTTCAGGTCGAACCTAATGGCTCGCGTTACTGGCGTATGAAATACCGTTTTGCTGGTAAAGAGAAACGATTGTCCTTTGGTGTTTATCCAACAGTCACACTTGCTGATGCCAGACAAAAACGAGAAGACGCGAAGAAACTACTCGCAGCAGGTGAAGATCCCGGCGAAGTCAAAAAAGCCAAAAAGCAGGCTTTAAATGCAGCGAGTGAGACACTTAACCCATTCAGAGAAGTGGCGTTAGAGTGGCACAAAATGAAATCACCCAAATGGTCTGAGGGCTATGCTTCCGACATCATTGAGGCATTCGAGAAAGACATTTTCCCGCATATTGGGCACAGACCTATAGCTGATATTCAGCCCCTTGAACTGCTTGAAGTTCTGAGGTTGATAGAAGCTCGAGGCGCTATGGAGAAAGCGAAGAAAGTCCGTCAGCGATGCGGTGAAGTTTTTCGCTATGCCATCGTAACGGGTAGGGCAATCTACAATCCGGCACCGGATCTTGCCAGTGCGATGCAAGGACATGAAGCAGTCCACTATCCATTCCTCAAAGCCAACGAACTACCGGAGTTCTTTAATGCCCTTAATTCTTATTCAGGAAGTCCAATTGTATTGTTGGGGGCGCATTTACTTATCCTGACAGGTCTACGAACTGGAGAACTACGAGCAGGTGAGTGGCGAGAGGTGGATTTTGATAATGCGGTGTGGGAGATCCCAAAAGAACGTATGAAAATGCGTAGGAGCCATATTGTCCCGTTGTCAAAACAAGCATTATCCCATCTCAAAAGTTTGAAAGAACTAACTGGGAACTACCCGCTGATGTTCCCTGGACGCAACGATCCCAGCAAATTTATGAGTGAAGCAAGCATTAATCAGGTGTTTAAACGTATTGGATATGCAGGGCGTGTTACGGGGCATGGTTTCAGGCATACGATGAGTACAATCCTACATGAGAAAGGATTTAACAGCGCTTGGATTGAAACCCAGCTTGCTCATTCGGACAAAAACTCTATTCGTGGAATTTATAACCATGCCCAATATCTCGAAGGGAGAAGAGAAATGATGCAATGGTATGCTAATTATTTATCTGAGCAAATTGGTACTCATAAATGAATATTTTAAAAATTAATAATACTGATTCTCTGCTCAGAGATTACTACCAGTTGGATGAAGCTTCAGAAAAAATTGGTTGTAGTGAAAAGGATATACTCTGGTTTGCCAGAGAACGAGATGTAGAGCTATGCATGGAATTCCATGATGATGAGTATGATGTTTCATGTGGTTTGAAGATTGATGGTCAAATAGATGAGTTCTTATCTAATCTGAAATATTTACCACGAGATAGAAATGGCAATATTATGTTGTCAGACTTAAGTTCTATAAGAATCCCTGATGAAGATAATTTAATTGATAAAAATGGTTTTATTCGATGCTTCATATCCGGTTTATGGGCTGTTGATTATGAATATAAAGATCTGTTAGTTAAGCATGAGGGGCAACCGGATTCCTGGCCTATTCATTTTCTACTGGCGGGTACGCCTAATATAAATTGTAAGGTAATTCTTTATGTAAATTATGATGAAAAAGAAAATTATTATCTTTTTGAGGTTTTGTGGATTACAAAGGTACAGATTCAAAAATTCATTGATATAGTCTTATGCGAACAAAAGCGGATAAAAAACGCCAATAAATATAAATCACAATCTGAGGCGCAAAAACAAAAACATGCTGTTCCTCGAGCTGAAATACTCATGGCTATTATTTCGCTCTATCATCGTGATATGAGGCTAAGAAGAGAGAGTCCAGCAGCGATAGCTGATTATCTTTTTCAACATGCCAGTGAGTTCTGGCCTAAGACCGGAGAACCGCCTTTGAGCTATGATACTGTTGTTAGTTTGCTACGTAGTTGCATGAAAAACATTAAGTTTAACTAAATATTAACAATTGTTGTGGCTAATGATTTTGAATTTTTTTCATTAGTCACATTTTTCTCATTTATAACCTATGTTTTAATTTTCCGTGTTGAAGCCAATAGACTTAGATAAACGGAGAATGATGAATGTTATCTAAACATGATAATACTACTTTGCAACGACCTTCAATGGATTCTCTGATCGATATGAAGTTTATTACTTCCGATTGTTTATTAAGTGATAAATGGATTTATCGATTGATTTCTCTGAATCGCTTTCCAAAACCTATAAAAATAGGTCGGATGTCACGATGGCGCGCTGCTGATTATTATAAGTGGCGAGATGGGTTTGAAGAAAACTCAGGTCAACAGTTTGAGGGGATGAGAAATAAGGCAAGAGCAATTAATAAAGGGAATAGATTATCACCTACTCCCTAAGCCTTAATTGATAGTTAGTAATATTTAACTGATTAGCCTTTAGGGTCAATCCCGCGTGATTGGAGTTCTTTGCGTAAAATTCTTTTAATCCAAGTTGCCAACGCGCTATCTCCATCTTTGCGCATTTCGTTTTCGAGTTGCAACCTAAAATCGTCGGTAAGACGCATTTGGAATGGTGGAGAACGTTTCTCTTGTGGTGTTGACATGGTAATTACCCTAGAATATGATGACTACATGGTAATTACCATTGTAAGTATAGTTCGCTTGTAAAAGCAATGCCCGATTGTGCGGGAACACAAATCGGGCATTTAACCAACCGTTATAAGAGGTAACGAAGATGGCTAAACAGAAGTGTACCTGGTTATTTGCGGCGATCAACCGCAGTCAACGCAATGCCCGTCCTGTGATGTTAAGGATCACCGCAGATAACGAGCGGTCAGCGCGGCGCAGACTTGCCCCGGACTATGTACTGAGCTTTGCCGGGCGCATTCCCTGCGGAGGTGAACATGCGTAATTATCCGCATCCCGGCGAACGCTGGCAGCATGAACGTGGCTGGACGGTCACGATTATCCGATTAATAGAAGCCTCGCCCTCTGTGGCGCTGGTTAATCCTGAATTCAGCTGTGAAGTGCTGATACGTCATGACAGCGACAACCAGCTTTCTTCCTGCCCTCTGGCATGGTTTGAACAGCGATATACGCGCCTGTTTGATGTACCGCTCTTTAAGCCTGCACCAGCTCCTGCAGGCGGTAGTGGTTCCGGCCCGCTGACACTGCATCCGTCTGTGCTATTTATCCGCTGGCGGGAGCGTAGCATATGGCGTTCTGCTGAGCCTGATGACGGTCACTATTCAAAGTTTCTCTGACACAATACCGCTGAAAACGGAGTAATCCACGATGAATATTTCAAACGGGCACAACGGTGCTCAGGGCCACACTTTGCCTGAAAAACACAATACCTGCTGCCCTCCACTGATGGCAAACTCCAGACAACCATTCGCCCGCCAGAGATGAATCCCCGCAGGCTCTATGTCTTCAACAGCGAGGTGCCGGGTTAAGGCTTTGCGTGAGTCTTATTTATTAAGGGTAACAGGTGAAACAGGTGGAACAACCGTATTTTACAGGGCTGAACCTGTTCCACCTTCTGAAATAGTGAGGTGGAACAGATGTAACGCCAGCCAATCCGCTGTTCCACCTTGTTACCCGCGATGTTTCACCGGTGCAGTGTATATAAATGTCTTATAAAACAAAGCTGTAACACATGTTTCACCTGTTCCACCGCATCAGGGACATAAAGCAGACTGAAACAGAGGGCATTTTTATCTGGCTGGCTTTCATAGCCACGTCTGAATAACCGCAAGCGCCCGTTGTGCCAGCCACCACACACTGAACACCGATAGTGTGCTTGTGTCAGCCACGACACAATTGACGTAACGAACCAACCCGACAGGAGAAGTCATGAACAATACCGCAGTAAATAACAACCTTTCCACTTTTCCGGCTGTAACGCAGCGGGCACTGGAAACCATGAACACAGCCAGAAACGCATGGCTTGAAGCACGTCGTCAGCAGAAAGCGGCAGCGGATAATATTGCGACAATCCGCCAGCGTCGCGCTGAAATGGAAGCCACGACGAACACACTGAATGAGGAGTGGCGCACGCTGTTTCGTGAAAGTCAGGGCGTGGTCTCAAAGGAAATGAAAAAACTGCGCACGGAAATTGCGCTGGGACGAGAAACGCTTGAGGATTTTGATGAGCTGCTGGCGGCTCAGGAAAGCGAAAATGCACTTTTGCCGCAGAAAGCTGCAGAATTAGCCGGAAAGTATATCCACGCGCATAACATTCTTGTGGATATTCGCGCAAAACAAATCTGGGAGGATTTTATGCAGTCGCATGGAAAAGCGCTTATTCAGACGCTGAGCCTGCTTAAATCCACAATGGGCCGGGAAGCCAGTGCCGTTGTGGGTGTGGTGAATTCAGTTAATGACCCGGACACAGTGCTGAAAGACTTTATTCATAAACATATCACCAGACCGGCTCTGGCTAACGATGCGATGCCTGAGCAGGACCCGGTGTTTAAACTGGCGGGAGTTGCCCCGGATTATGCGGCGCGTCTGGATTTCAGTAATCAACTCTCTCCGGCAGCTATGCATAAAATTAAGGTTCGTCAGGAACTTGCTGAGAAGGAGAAAGCAGTATGACGGCCCGAGGCACGCCTGACCAGGCACTTACCAGTTTTCGGAATGCCCGCATTCTGTGGGCCGGACATAATGAGAGCCGAAAAGCCGTTGAACAACAGATAACATCTCTCCTCGCTGCCACAGAAAAACCAGCAGATTATGCCCGACAGCTCGAATTACTGCGGGAACGTCTGGATGTGCTGAAATGGCAAATTAACTGTGCTGCGCGCGAATGCATTTACTCGCAGCATTTACTGATGGAGGCCTGCACAGAAGCCGCTCTCAGCAATTTTATGCAGGCGAATGGGGCAGCCCTGACATCTGCACTGGCTCCGTTCCTGAAGGGGCGCGGAGGGGTTGACGTTGCGTCCCGTATATTACGCAGTGCTCTGGTTCGCCAGCTGGCAATAACACCGCCTGAAATTGCTGGGGATTATCGTGAGATCCTGGATGAATCCGGTTTGATGCCTGACCCCGGGATGATTCGTGATTGCCAGGGTTCTTACACCCCGGCACAACATCTGCGTTTTCAGCAACGCCTGAATGACATTAACGATATACAGGAGTGATATTAATGGCACTTAAATGTCCGGAATGCGGTACAGTTGCACACGCCAGAACAGCAGCCTATGAAGCTCCGTCAGTTAAACGCTCGTGGTATCAGTGCCAGAATCTGGAATGTTCCTGCACATTTACGGCACTGGAGAGTGTGGATAAGATAATCATGAAACCCCGGCGCAATGAACAGGAACCAGACAAATCACAACCCCCGGTAAAACAACAGCAAACGCTCAATCGCTATGGCTCCGCGTCAAAACTGTCAAGCCGTCAGCAGATTCCTGTCTGATTAGAAAAAAACGCCCACGTAATCCCGGTCGAGTACCGGGATTTTTAACACCTTTTCCCTGGCTGGCCTGAGAGCGTATGAGTGCATGTCTATGGCGCATGAAAATGCATGAGTCTTATGCACCCTTTTTGAGGCGAAAACCTTTGTGTGGTGGTATCTGAGACGATTTATGGCATGCATGAAAACCAGTCTGTTAAGCGAAGCGGGCAGGCGTGCGGGGCTGCCCGCGTAAGGGCGTTGAATGGTATAACTATGGCACGGTTACCGCATGTTTTGAGCTGTAATCGAAGTTATGAAAATTACTATATAAAGCGGTCGCTGTTGTGGAGATACGATTGCGGGAAGTGATGGAAAGAGCTATAAAAAGTACAGAGGATAGTTTAATGAGGGTATTATGAACCGTCAGCCGTTTACTTCAGCAGCACTTAAACGAAACTTAAGTGAAAGTGAGAAGGCTTATTATTTTAAAAAAAATAATGTTGCTGAGTTAGAATCATTAATTAGTGATGCCGTTTTAATTGCTAATGAGAATTTTCGCTCTGGTGTGAGTGTAAAGAAACTAAATATTAAGGGACGCTGCGTTTACACTGCTTCATGTTTGAAGGAAAAAATAATACTTAGACATTGCAATGCAAATTTAAAATGCCTTGAATCGCTTCGTCCCAAACAACGAAATACAATAATTAGTGAGCTTAAAATTTATTTGGAAGAAGGTACTCCATTCAAAATATATCGTTTGGATATAAAGTCTTTCTTTGAATCAATTGATTTACCGCAGCTTTTTCAGCTCTTACATAACGAAACACGACTGTCTAGACATACAAAAAATTTGCTAGAATGGTATCTTAAATCGTGTGAAAGGCTTCACTCTTCGAAAGGATTACCTAGAGGGTTAGAAATTAGTCCTATGTTATCAGAATTGTACTTGGCACAATTTGATAATAGTATTCATAGGCATCCAGAAGTATTTTATTATTCAAGATTTGTAGATGATATGGTAATCGTTTCAAGTGGTTGTGAATGTGAAGCGTCCTTTATGGAATTTATACAAGATGTATTACCAAAGGGATTGGCTTTAAATAAAAATAAATTAAAAATATCTCCATGCATACCAAAGAGAAGTAAGGGTTTAAATAAACAGGATAAATTGCTTCATGAATTTGACTTTCTAGGGTACTCGTTTTCTATAATAGACACACCTTTGAGCAAAGATGGTGAGATTAATAGCTGTTACAGAAAGGTTGTTGTTAATTTATCTAAATCTCGCCTGAAGAAAATTAAAACAAGAATAGCTAGGTCTTTCTACTCTTATCATATTAATGGTGATTTTAAACTATTGCTAGACAGGATTTCTTTTTTGACTAGTAACAGGGATTTAAATCGCAAAATAAAATCGTTAAGTTCTTTAGAAAAAAGCAAGATAAGTACAGGTATTTATTACAGTAATGCGAAGTTAGATGTTGACTCCATATCCCTAAAAAAATTAGATGACTTTTTGCTATATTGTGTGCAATCTAATACTGGGCGTTTGAATAGTGTTGCAAAAAAACCTTTTAATTTGAAGCAAAAAAAAGAACTGCTAAGAAATAGTTTTAGAAAAGGCTTTGTGGATAGAGTATATAGAAAGTATAACTTTAAGCGCTATACTGAGATTACAAAAATATGGTTATAAAGAAAAACATTAAACTTGATAAGAAAGATTATCTCAGGGCTTTACTATGTGATACACTGCCCGGTGATTGTCCAATTATTTTTTCAAATGATGGCTTATATATAAACTTAACAGAATATGATAGAGTTTGTAATGATTTGTTACATTTTACTCCGGTTTCTTCTTTCTTAAAAAAAATAGTTAACCCTAATTTAGACTCTTCTATTAGTGTCGCAGATCGCCACCGAGAAAAGAAGAAACAAAGCTCCCCATTTGGCTATTGTATAGTAAAAGATGCCTTTAGCCAAAGACATCTTTCTTTAATTCACCCAAGATCTCAAATTAATTATTCGGAATTTTATAAAACATACTCATCCGTTATCACATTAAATACTTTAAAAAGTAATTTTTCTATTCGCTACCCACGTAAGGTCGCTAACTCTTTCTTTTTATATGAAAATAATGCTTTGGAAAAATATAAAGGGGAAGATATCGAAACAACAAAGGATGAGTTAATGAGGAAATATTCATCCTCTTATTTTAGTTATGGCGGTTTCAACAGGATATATAAACTATTTCAAAGTAAGATGTTTATTGAGCTTGAGAAAAGATTCTCGGTGATGTGGATGTTAGATGTATCACATTGTTTTGATAGCATATATACGCATTCGGTTTCTTGGGCATTAAAAAATAAATCATATATCAAAAAACATGTTAAACACAGCAATCAATTTGGACAAGAATTAGATACACTGATGCAACGTAGCAATAATAATGAAACAAATGGAATACCTATTGGTTCAGAGTTTAGCAGGGTTTTTGCAGAATTAATATTTCAGCGAATTGATTGCAATATTGAGTCATGCCTTCTTAGTGAGCATGGATGGGTTAATAATAAAGATTATGTTATATTGAGATATGTAGATGATTTTATTGTTTTTTGTAATGGTGAGTCAAGTGCCGAAGTTATTACAAAAATAATTAATGTGAAGTTAAATGAATATAATCTACAATTAAATGTAAACAAGCTTAAGAAGTATTCTAGGCCATTTTGCACTAGCAAGACAAGTTTGATTGTCAAAGTTAATGAATTAATTCGCAATTTAGAAATTAAACTGTATGAAAAACGTGATAGTGGCTTTACTTTAAATAAAATAAGAAGTAAGCATGATTTAAAGATATATGTAATTAATCATGTCAAGTCTATATGCATTGAAAATCAAGTGTCTTATTCTGATGTTTCATCATATATAATATCATCTCTTTCCAAAAGATTAATATCAATAATTGATATATTACGAGTTCAAGAAAATGAAGATGATGTAGATGTAAAAAAAAGGATTAAGGACTTAATTTTCACAATAACCGATATTATGTTGTTCTTTTTCAGTGTTAACCCAACTGTTTCATCATCTTATAAATTATCAAAAACAATGGTTGTTGTTAATAACTATTTGAATGAAATATCTAGTGACTATAGTAGTATTTTTATGACTACGTTAGTGAATGCTGCGGAAAACATTAATTTTGGTGAGAATGATAATGGGCTGTTTATTGATGATTTCATTTCAATTGAAAAGGTTAATTTAATCTTGGCTGCTACTTTTTTTGGAGATAATTATCTTATAAGTGACAGTTTTTTTCATGGAGTTATACATAAAAAGAAATTGGACTACTTTACTATAATCTCACTGCTATTCTATTTTAGAAACAGAAGATCATTCCGAAAATTGAAGTGTATAATAGAGGGTGAAATAAAGGAAATATTAAGTTCTAATATGGATTTGCTGCAATCATCGGAAAAGGCACATTTATTTTTGGATGTCATGTCATGTCCATTTGTCTCAATAGAGACAAGGCGTTTTTTATATAGAAAATATCTCAAGAGCTATGAGCCAAAGCTGAACAGAAGTCATCTGGAGATTGAGAATGATTTGCAATCTCTGCTTCAAATATATTGGTTTGTCAAGTGGGATGAGTTAGATATTGTGAAAATGATTGAGAAAAAAGAATTGAAAGAAAGCTATTAA